CCTGCCACAGCGCGCCGCCCTGGGTGGGGGCCGTGCGCTCCTGAATGTCGTTTTTCTCCGTCAGGTGCAGCCGCTGCACCTCGTGGCGCAAAAGCGCCTCAATGCCGCGCGCCAGCGCCTCGTCCTCGGGGTGAATGGCCTCTACCCGCGGCATGGGGATGGTGGGGTCCACCTGGCTTTCCAGCAGCTCGTACACAATGTTGCGCACGTTTGTGGCCTTGCGCGGCGCCAGCGCGCCGCTGTGCGCGTGCACGTCCGCCGTGCCCTCATAATAGGCCGTGCGCATGTCCATGTTGTTCAGCTCGTCCGCATACGCGGCGCGCGCCTTGCGCAGCTTGTCCTGCCACCAGGCCAGCTTTTTGTTCTTTTTGAACATCGTCTTGTTCTCCTTTCTTCTGCGGCGCGCGGCGCCGCGCGGGTGTTGTGCGGGGCCCGGCACACCCGGGCCCGCGTTTGCAAAATGCCGGTTTCACAGCCCCAGGGCCGGGCGGCCGCAAACGCCCTTTGCCCTGCCGCAGGAAAGGGGCACAGGCCGCGGATGGGTTTTCTTTTTGCGGGCGCTGAGCATTGAGGCTTCTTTTTATGGGAAAAGTGCCCTACTTTCTTATGCTAAGAAAGTAAGGGCCGTTTCCCTATTCAGGGAAGCCTGAATTTTCAGCGCCCGTTTTTCTTTCCGCACAAGCAAGCGGCGCGCTTTCCCCGGAAAGAAAGGCCCAAGCATTCAGCGCCTGCAGAAAACGCCTTTCACATTCCCGGGGGCCTTTGCGCCCACTGCCTCAAAACGGGCTGCCGTATTTTTCCACCAGGTAGGCCTTGCCCTGCGGCGGCGCGTTTTCGTAATCTTCCCACACGTCCGCCTCCCAGTGCACGCGCGGCGCGCTGTGCACGGCGGGCGGCCCGGCGGCCCACCACACGCAGAAATAGCGCAGGCTGTCCACGTCGTGCGTCAGGGCGTGCGGCTCTTTCGCATATACGTCGGGGCGCTGCTCGTCCTTTTGTATCTTCTGCAAACAGCGCCACAAATTCGGCGCCGCCCGGCGCAGAAAGCGCAGCCGCGGCCCGCCCTCGCCCGGGCGCAGCCATTCCTTCATGGCCGCGCACCCGGCGGCAAAATCGCTGGAGGCGCGCGTCAGCTCCACCCCGTTCTGGCTGAACAGCGCCGCCCGGCTTCTGCCCGTCACCTGCTCGCGGCTCCAAAGGTCCGGCGGGGCCAGAAAGGCCGCAATGTCCTCGCCCTGCGAAAGCGCCAGCAGCGTGGCCGCCGCCTCGCCAATGGTTTTGTTCGGCGCGTCGTATTCGCGGTAAATCAGCGCCCGGCCCTCGCTGTCCACCGCAACCCAGTGGGCCGAAAACATGTCCAGCCCATAGTCGATGGCCACATACCGCCGGGCGTTTTCCGGCACGCTGCGCCCCTCGCAGATGTGCGTTTCGGCGCGCACCTCGGGAAACATGGCCCCGCCCGGCACGCTCAGCGCCTCTTCCACGCTGGCGGGGTATTCCTGCAGGGTTTTTTCCTCGCCCAGCGCGCCCAGCGTGCGGGCATACCAGGCCTGGTTGCGCGCAGGGTCGGCCTGCCAGGGCAGGAATATTTTGTGAAAGCCGTTATCCGGGTTTGTAAAAATTTCTTCAAACAGCGTGCCCAGCCGGATGGTGGAAAGGCCAATCACCCGCCCGCCGCCCGGGCGGTTCACCACCGGGAAAATGGAGGCCCATATCTCCTCGGCATACTGCTGAAAGGCCCATTCGTCCAAAATGACAAGGTCTGCCGTAAAGCCGCGCGCCGCGCCCGGGCTGGATAAAAAGGCCTTCAGCACGCTTTCGGGCCCGTGGGCAAAGCGCACATGCACGCTCAGGCACGTGTGGCGAAACACCGGCCCCTGCCAGCCGGGCGGGGCCTTTTTCTCTTCGCAAATCAGCTCCGGCATGTGCCGCAATATCACCACCATGCGGCGCACAAGCTCTTTGGCCTCTTCCTCCGCGCGGGAAAAGCACACCACCGTGCGCCCCGAAAACAGCGCCACCGTCCACGCCGCCACCGAAAGCGCCAGCCAGGTGATGCCCAGCTGGCGCGCCTTTAAAATGACGTTCAGCCTGTGCGCGTGCAGCTGGCGCAGGGCGTCCTCCTGCATGGGCCACAGCCGGAAGGGCTGCACCAGTTCGGCGGCGTCCTTATCCTCAATGTGCACAAAGTTTTTGGTGAAAAACACAGGGTCCTGCCTGCACAGGGCCACCGTCTTTTCCCGCAGCTCGTGCGGCGTCATGCCCATGCCTCCTTTCCGTGTGGTTTGCCGCGCGGTTGGCCGCGCCCCGGGCGCAAAGCGCCAAAGGCGCCTTGGCCTGTTGTAAAGAAAAACCGGCCTTTTTCAAACCTGCCGCATCCGGCGTGTTGTAAAAAACAGGCGTTCAGCGCCTGTAAAAAGAAGCCCCATCCGCGGCCTGTGCCCCTTTTTTCCTCCAAAGGCAGGGCCCCTTTCCCCAAAAAAGAACCGCGGAAAACAGCGGCTTTGCCTGAAACGAAAGTCAAACCGCCCGCCGCGCCCTTCTTTGCCGCCTTGGGGGCCCGCCGCTGTCCTGCGGCTTAAAAAATCATCCATTCGGTGACTTTTCGGGCAAAAAAATTTCCGCCTGCGCCGCCGCGCCCGCTGCCTTTGGCTGTGCGCCGGCCCCGCCGCTTTGGGCCGCCCGGCCGCCGGGCGCCCTGGCGCGCCGCCTGCCCGCCGCGCTTTGCTTTGTGCCCGCCAGCGTCTCCAGCGCGCCCGCCGCGTCCAGCTTTCGCAAAAGGGCAAGGTCGTTTTCCGAAAGGGCCGGGGCGGCCGCGGCCGCGCCCTTTTCCGTGGGCTTGTCGCCCGCCGAATCCCGCACAAAGGCCGCGGCGCTGGTGTCGCCCTTCATGGCTTTGGCAATTTGCGTCAGCACCACGGCCTCGTACAGGTCCAGCTGCGTGCCGCGCGCCTGCGCCAGCAGCAGGGCCTTTTCCTCCAGCGCGCTTTCGGGCGCGGGCATGCGCAAAAACGCGTCCAAAATCTCGCGCATCGTCTTTTTCTTTTTGTTTTGCCCCTGCCCGGCCATGCTGCGCCCTCCCCTTTTTGTTCCGGGCCCATACGCCCTGTTTTCCGAGTATAAGCATACCACACCGAAACCGGACATTCCGGACATTCCGGACACTTGTGGCTTTCCCTGCCCTTCCTGCCTGCAATAGGCCCGCCGCACTGCGCGCACCGCGCAAAACGGCACAAAAAACGGCGCAGCACCTCTTTTTTCTCTTTTGCCGCGCGTGCACTTTTCTCCCGCGAAGAAAAGCAGTGCCGTTTGCTGCGTTTGCGTCACGCTGTGCCGTGCCCATGCCCCGCCCGGTTGCACGCAAAGTTAGCAAAATGGGGCGCGGCGGCGCAAAGAAAACCGTGCCTTGTGCCGCGGGAGGGCAGAAAACGCATGCCCCTTCCCGCAGGGGCGTCAAAATTGGCCCGGGCACAAAGCGCAAGGGTACAAAAAAGCCCCGGCTTCCAAAAGGCACGGTAGCGCAAGAAAACAAGGCCTTAAAAAGGCCGCTTTTGCGCGGCTGCGTCGTCAAAGCGCCTTGACAACCACAAAGGTGCCTGCGGCGCTTTTCCTTGCATTGCCATCAAAATCGCCCGTCTTTTGGTGCCGAGCAGTTCTGTCCCTCGAAGCGGCCAAGACCCCACCGGGGCCCAGCCTGTGCCCCGGGATTTTGGATGAAGAAAGCAAAAACAGG